AAAATTGTTATCAATGACGCAACAGTAACTTTATCAGGAACAACGTTTAGTGCTTTAGCAACTTCAATCAACAACGCAAGTATTGAAGGTGTTACAGCGGCAGTAGATGCCACAACAGGCAAAGTAGAAATATACCATAACGGAACAAACTACGGTGATTCAGTAGGAGGTGCAAACACAATTAGAATTGAAAACCACACAGGTGCAATTTTAACCACAACTGGCATCACAGCAGGAACTTACAAAGGTGTAAGTTTTGAACAGAAAGCACACTCAAATGTGCCAACTTTCAAAACAGACGAAGACAACAGACCTAATGGTTCACTATGGTTCAAAACAACTACTCCAAACTCAGGAACAGACATTATTGTAAAATTATACAGTGCAAGTTCATCTAGTTTTTCAACTGTTGACGCACCAGTATATGCAAACAACCACACTGCTATCTTCAACGTAGATCCAAGCAATGGTGGAACTGGAATAACAGCAGGCACACTTTACACACAGTTCAATGTTACAGAACAAAATGCAGTGGATGACGGAGACACAACATTACCAGTAGGTGATTTTCAAGTGTTTAGATATGAAGGTGGAGAAACAATTATTCAATCAAATACAACAGCACCGGCTTTTGTAAAAGGCGAGACTTTTGTACTTGCTGAATCTATAAAAGGACAAGCGGCACTAGTAAGCAAAACAGTAACAGTTGCTGGTCCAGGTGATTCAACAATAGCAGACTCTGAGGACTTTGTGACTGGAATTGCAAATGCTGGCTTTACAAACATTGAAGCAAGAGTAATTCAAACAGGTCAATTAAAAGGCGCAATTGAAATAAAACACAAACTAGGCGGTGAATTTAGAATGTACGATGTTTCAGGAACTCCATTAGCAGATGCAGGCTTTAGTGCCACAAATGCTCACTCATATGGAACATACACTGCAAACAGCACTACATTAATTGACAATTTATATGACGTACCAGCAGGTGCTACAGAAGACTCAACGGCTCTTCCAGCAACTATTGTTGCATCAAACTTTAAACGTCTATCTTATGTTGCATCAACAACAGCACCAACTAATGAACCAAGCAACGGCAAATTATGGTACAACACAAATTTAGATGCTGACATAATGGTACACAATGGTACAACCTTTACAGGATACGCGAACACTTACAGTTCAACAGATCCAAATGGTCCACAGTTTAGTGCTACACAACCAACTACACAATCAGATGGCACTCCATTGGCAAACAATGACTTATGGATTGACACGTCAGATTTAGAAAACTATCCAGCACTTTACAGATACAATACATCTGCAACTTTAAGTTCAACTAACACAGCAAACGGAACCACTGTAACAACAACAGGTGCCGCTTTTGAATTAGTAGACAAAGCAGATCAAACAACAGAAGACGGTATTGTGTTTGCAGATGCTAGATTTCATACTACTGCAGAAAAAAATGCAGACGGAAATACAGGTGCAGGAACAGGATCATCAATTAAAGATCTTTTAAGTGATAACTTTTTAGATCCAGATGCTCCTAATCCAGATCTTTATCCAAAATCAATCTTGTTATTCAACACAAGAAGATCAGGATACAATGTAAAAGAATACAGAAACGATTACGTAACTACAACTTCATACCCAGGTTCAGGTTCAACTGGCTTAGGTAACACAAGAGCTAGTAACGAATCTGTTGCAGGTTACTATCCAGACAGATGGGTAACTAAATCAGCAAACAACAGTGACGGTTCAGGATCTTTTGGAAGAAAAGCACAAAGACAAGTTATCGTAAGTCAACTTAAATCAGAAATAGATACAAACCAAGCAATCAGAGAAGATCAAAGAGGATTTAATGTAATTGCTTGTCCAGGATATCCTGAAGTTATATCTAACATGATAGGCTTAAACACAGACAGAAACAGTACAGCGTTTGTGGTAGGTGACACACCATTTAGACTGGCAGGTACATCCACAGCAGTGAGCAACTGGGCTAACAACTCAGCGGGAGCGGCAGAAGACGGTGAAGACGGATTGACATCAGCAAGTGAATATCTTGGAGTGTTTTATCCATCAGGGCAATCAACAGACAACACTGGAGCATCAATTATTGTTCCACCAAGTCACATGATACTTAGAACTTTAGCCAACAATGACAACATTGGTTTCCCATGGTTTGCACCAGCAGGAACTAGAAGAGGTATTGTTGACAATGCAACTGGCGTAGGATTTATTGATACTACAACAGGAGAATTCCAAACAGTATCATTAACAGAATCATCTAGAGATGCTTTACACACAGCAAAAGTAAATCCAATCACGTTCTTCTCAGGAGCAGGTATTGTAAACTTTGGTAACTTAACTAAAGTTTCAGGATCTAGTTCATTAGATAGAATCAACGTGTCAAGATTGGTTGTGTTTTTAAGAAATCAATTAGATGCAATAGCAAAACCATTTATATTTGAACCAAACGATGAATTAACTAGAAATGAAATCAAACAAGCAGTTGAATCATTCTTGCTAGAACTTGTTGGTCAAAGAGCATTATTTGACTTCTTAGTAGTATGTGATGATACAAACAACACGCCTACTAGAATAGACAGAAATGAACTGTATGTTGATATAGCAATTGAACCTGTGAAATCAGTTGAATTTATCTACATACCATTAAGAATCAAAAACACAGGAGAAATAGCAAAATTAGGGAACTAATTTTTGAATAAATAGGAGAAACATATGGCAATATCAACATTATCAAAATTTACAGTACCTTTAGCAAACGATCAGAGTTCGTCATCACAAGGTTTATTGATGCCAAAACTACAATATCGATTTAGAGTGATATTAGAAAACTTTGGCGTATCAACTCCAAGATCAGAATTAACAAAACAAGTGGTTGATGTTTCAAGACCCAATTTAACTTTTGACAACATTACATTAGATGTTTACAACTCAAAAGTTTACATGGCAGGAAAACACACTTGGGATCCTATAACAATCAATGTAAGAGACGACGTGAACAACGCTGTAACTAAATTGGTTGGTGAACAAGTACAGAAACAATTTGATTTCTTTGAACAAGCAAGTGCTGTATCGGGTATTGACTACAAATTTACTACAAGAGTTGAAATGCTTGATGGTGGTAATGGTGCAACTACACCAAATGTGTTAGAAACATTTGAACTGTATGGTGCATACATTGAGTCAGTAAACTACAACACATTGGCTTACGCTACTTCAGATCCAGCAACAATTACCATGAACATCAGATACGACAATGCTATCCAAACTCCGCAAGGTACAGGAATAGGCACAGCAGTAACTAGAACCATTGGAACTCTAGCAACTGGTGGCGGTATCTAATAAAAATTAACATTTGTAAAGTAAAAAGAGCGCCTTTTACGGCGCTTTTTTTATGGCGGTAAATACAGTTATGCCAAGTATTAACAATTTTTTAAATGCATTTTCAAACGGTCTACCAGGCATGAAAGATTATCGTCATGCTTCACGTTTGTATCTAGACGACAATTCAAAATTAATGCCCAAACAGAAGTTTCTGTTTCATGTGGTTTTTGACATTGACAATGACATTCCAATAAGACCGTTTACAACAAACGAAAAAATAGAATTGAACATGTTAGTTAGACAGGCCGACCTTCCCAAATACAACATGAACATTGAAGAAAAACAACAGTACAATAAAAAAACTTATGTTGGAACTAAAATTAGTTACGAACCAGTCAATATTATTTTTCATGATGATCATGCTGACACGGTCAATGCTTTTTGGAAGGCATATTATGAATACAACATCGCAGATTCACTTACAGCTCAAGCAGTTGGACGTGGCTTTAACACTACTGACAATATGTATGATGCAAATCCAAATGTTACTCAATATGGACGTGATGGTTCACAGGCAAGAAAAAAGCCTTTTTTAAAAAATATACAAATATTTGCACTACACAAACAAAGATTTACTTCCTTTACACTTGTGAATCCAGTAATTGGCTCATGGTCACATGATAACCTAGACCAAGCAGATGGACAAGGAATAATGCAAAATGGTATGCAAGTTTTTTATGAAACTGTTTTGTACGGAGCAGGAATAGTCAATAAGGCCAACATACCAGGATTTGCTACCATACACTATGACTTAGAACCTTCACCTTTATCAGTGCTTGGTGGCGGTACAACAAGTATTTTT